AGTTTTGGGAGTATATAATAATCATTATAAAACTTGTCATTTCCCTCTAATAAAATAGTATGAACAGCAGTTCCAAGTTCCATTGATTTACTCGAAAAAGGTAGTTGTTCTAAAAAATGTTTTACCGATTTTTTATATATAGTTTTTAATCCAGATGCGCTAATACTATCCTTTGAATGATACTGTTCATTTGTATCTTGTACTTTTTGCATAAAATTTTAATTGTTTTATTTTGATTTTAAAATTATAATTTCAGTTTCTAGCCGATTGATTTTGTCTTGAAGATGAGCATTTTGTGACTCAAACATAAAAGATTTATTTTTTTCAATGGCTAAATATTCAATCAACTTATTTATCCTTTCAATCATAAATTCTTTGTCATGCTCATGAGTGTCATCGTAAATTATGTTTTCCATAACAAAAAAGGGGGACATCCGCCCCCCATGATATTTAATTAAAAAGGTAAATCATCTGATTTTTTAGCCTCATTGTTTTGAGGGGATGCATCTGGTGTCCATGTGTTTAACTCAACATAGAAAGAGCCTTTTTGACTTTTTAGAATATCTAAATTTACCCATCCATTTTTTTGTTTTTCTTGTAAAAATTTGATGGCATCATCAACTTTTATTGAAAGATTTCCGATCACAAAATCGGGAGCGGAATCTCTCTTTTTAAATGAAAATCCATTTGCGAAAATTTTGTTATTACTCATAATTATAATTTTTAAATATTAAACTTTGATTTGATTTCTTTTTTAAACTCATCTTTCATTTGAAAGTTTTGTAAAACCGCCTCGGCTTGTTTTTTTGTTCCTTTCAATGTCGATTTTAATTGTTGATCTGTAAGAAATGGTTTTTGATTAGTTACGGCGTTTTTAACCTCATCAGCCGATGAAATAGCCGTATCAATTCCAATTCCTAAATAACCAAGCGCACGACCAAGAGCCGAGGTGAATCCATTCTCTAAAAATGAAGTTTTATTTATATAGGATGAATCTCTATACTCTTGAGCATGAGCCGAAACAATAGGATTTCCATCATTATCAAATATTGTGACTTTAAATATTCCCTCTTTTTCATTTATGTCAATCAATTTCTCATTGATACGCCATCCATAATAATTTTTATCAACTCTAAAATATTTAAGCCTTTCATTGACTGTAATGTAATCCTTACCTTTAATGTTTATTGTTTTCATTGTTCTAATACATTAAAATTTAATTTTTTTAAATTTTTAAGATTCTCAATTGTAAATAATTCAGGATTTTTAATCCTTTTAATAAGCGTTGGCTTGGAAATACCAAGTTTTTTTGAAACTATTGCAAAGCTCAAATCCTTGCGAATAAGCTCAATTCTAAATTCTTTTAAGTTACTATCCATATAATATATTTTTTTACAAATATAAAATTATTTATTGCTAAACAAAAATATTTAAACAAAAAAAACCCCCATCAAATCGAAATCATCAAGGGGTCAGCAAACAAAAAAGAACTTTTTGCTACTTAAATTTTGATTGGTAAATTGAACTTACATCGTTGTTTTGATTAGGAGTGTGAAGTTGTAAATCATATTCATTTGATTTCATACGATGGGTCATAGCATCAATATAACTTGAAACAGATTCTTGAAATATATCACTCCCAAAATCCAAATAAATTTTATTATGCATTGAAATATGATCAAGGGCGGTGTTATAAAATGTTCCCTCATATCTTGAGGTAAATTCTCGATTGTCGTTTAAAACCTCTTGAGTAATGATTTGTTCAAGTTTTTTGTCGGCGGTATCTCTTGGCCTTCTAAATCTTCCAGAAATTTTACCATTGAAATAATCACTATCACTTAAATCATTTGATAGGATTTGTTTTTCCATTATGATTTCCCCGGTTATGGTTTTATCGCCATCCGGGATTTTTCTTTCAATTATATATTCAGAGGAATCCGTTTGATTTACCTCGGCAATATATGCATTGTCAATATATGAACTATCATAAGTTCCGGAATCTGAAATTTGTTCAGGCAAGAAAATAAATACACGAATCTCAACATCATCATCATTGTTTGCAATAATTAGTGGATTCATTTTAAAAACAAGCTTTGCCCATTTATTGATTGTTTCGGTTGTTCTTTCAATTTGAGTGGTTGTTGATTGCCATTCATTTGTTTCAAAATTATAATAATAATTTGTTGATGATGAATCAATTGCTTGTATTTTAACCCTCCAATTATATTTGGCAGATGATCCGCTTGTTTTAATATAATAACTATAAGCAAACTCCAATTCCGCCTTACTTCTTGTAATACATGAATCTGGTTCGGAGTTTGTGAAAAATGTTGCAATTGGGGCACCAAATAAATTTGTTGTTTTAAGATATTTATTTCCAGACAATGCTTTTACATCACTATTCAAATCACGAGCAACATTTCCACCACCTAAAATAAAGGCCCATCCATTCGCACTTATAAATTTAATTGCCGTAAAGTTTGGGTTTTCATTTTTAATGTTGATTTTATTTATTCGAATAGGTAAAACAACTCTTTTAATTGGCTTTTCAAAGCTTTTCATAAAAGAATTATGTAAAGGAATTAATTGTCTTGGAGTTGAAAATAAAACATTTTTATCCTCATTAGTTTTATAAGTACCCTCCGAACTGTAAACCTTGTAATTAATTTGTTCGGCTCCTGTTTTTAATTTTTCCTTTTGATAATTTTTAAGTATTGACATTTTTTATCGGTATAAATAAGTCAACGGTGAATTGTAATCATCCGTTGATGAAAATTCTTGAGTTATTATAAGGCTATCCAAAACATTTCCTTGATCATCTTTTGCAAATATTGTTGCACCTCTACCGGCCGGGCGATTTTTATTAGCTTTCCATGTTGCATTGAAATCGTTTGATGTCGCTCCACTTGCAGTAAAAGTGAATGTTTTCAAAAATCCATAACTTGTGAATGATGTTGGAGATGATTGATTTAATTGCAACCAATCCGAGCTTTGGCTGATTGTTACTCTGCCACTATGGATAACTCTAATTCTTAAACTCCCGGCGTTTGCATCAACCTTGGCCGGGCCACCGGGAAAAAATTGTGCGCTTGATGCTTGGACAGTTGATCCGCCCGGGCCTCCTGATAAAACAAGCGTAACGGTTTGATCCTCACTGCCAATCCGACCATCAACTCCAATTGTGTAGTCTTTATATTCATAATCTGGATTAATATTTTGCAATAATAAAGATGAACTAAAAAAACTATCGGAAACAATAATTCCATCGGGGGGTGAATAATTTCCAGATATCAATCCTGAAACATCACTCGCCCTTGCAAATTCCCTTGTCCCGGTTGCCGTAAGCTTTACATTTCCGGCAAAACTCGAATTTTTCAATCCACTAAAAACAAGTTGAGTTTTATCAATTGTCGTGTTGGATGTATTGTTTGTTATATTTACAGTTGTTGTGAATTGTTTTTCATTTGGTGATCCTCCAAGATGTAAATAATTTGTTTGTGGAAATGTTGGTATTGTTCCTGAAACGGTGATTTTTATGTCTGATCCAAGAAAAGCTTTTGTAGTTGTATGAACTTCAGTTGAAAACTCTCCTTTTGTAAACCTGCAAACCGCCGATACTTGATCTAAACTTGTAAACGTATAATCTGCATAAAAAGTAAAAGGTCTTAAAAGAATATCAAAAGAAAAAGGATCCCCAACTTGTGATGCAGTATATTGTATTTGTTGTTTTACCGGAAAAACGATAATATTACTTGTATTTGATTTCAAAACTAATAAAGTAAATACCCCTCCTATTGCACCGGGTTGAGGTGTTGGAGGTGTTCCGATTGTGAGTGTTTTTGTATCAGTATCGGATCCGGTAGAATTAATTCCTGTAAAAGAAATTGTTTGGTTATTATATGACAAAAGAGGCGTAAAACTGATTTTTGGAACTCGGCGATTATCTGTTTGAGTTGATCCATCGGGCAAAGTCCAGGTGCCACTTACCAAATCACTTCCCAAATTGCTTACAAAAAAATGAAACAATCCATCGGTGTTTGCAGTTGTACGGCCATTAATTAGTAAATCCGGAGCGTAAACGGGCAAAACAATATCTTGTTCCTCACCGAATGTAATACTTGCATTGTCATCAATTAAACTATCCGCTCCAGATGGACAAACCGTTTGTTGATCAATTGTATTGTCTATAAGATTTGAATTGCTTATTATATACCAACAACCATAGGACTGAAAAATCCTTGAATTTGTCAATCTCAATATAAATTCCAAAACCTCTTTACAGTTTCTAAAATCTAAATTTTGATTGTAAAGGGGAATGTCATTTATTGTTATATCATGAAAAATAGTTGATTGCTCGGTTAAAGAAAATTTATCACTTATTGTGTCAGTTGATGAATCAAACTTTCTTATGTCATTGGCAATCTTTAAATCAAATCGATGACCTGTTTTCTTGAGTATTTCTGAAACATAATAAAAGAGTGTTTTTGTTGGATCAAGAAATTCCGTTGCGGTTTCAAAGAAATTGTTTTTAAATGGACTAGGAGCATCAAAACCCTCAATAGTACCAAGTCCGTCAATCGCCTCCAAAGTTACTTCATAAGGAGTTGTAGTCATTGCCTCTTGCCAACGATCCACCACAATAAATCCCGACCAATAAGGCTCCCAAAATAAAGCTTTTCCAAATTCGGCATCATAATTGATTTTGACCAAATCCGGCCTTAATTCAAGTTCTTCATAAACATCACCGGCAGAATTATAATAATAAATATCAACTCGATATTCCCTTTCATCGGTTTTGTAAAAATCATCAAATTCAGAAAAATCGGTAATTAATAAATTAAGCTTACACCTTGAGCCTCTAATGGGTGAATAAATATCATCATCGGAATCCCATATTACTTCAACGGGATTGTCTGTTCCAACAAGATTGAAAACATCGCCATCATAATTTTTTTTTAATATTTGAACAAGAACCGGTCTATTGTTTTGATCGGAAAAATAAAGCTCAAATTTAGGATTCCATGTATTTAAAAATTTTAACATTATAAAATTCTGTTTCTTTGTTTATTTGCTCTTTGTAATGCAACTACCAAATCTTGACCTTTTAATCTGAATTCGCCCGTAACATTTACATTGTTTGATCCTCCATTATTTATCATTGAATTAAGTCGATCAAGTGGAGCGACCACCTCGGGATTTGATCTTGCCCCTGTATATTCTCCAATTAAGCCCATTGTAGGGCCGGAAACAATTCCTCCATTAGCAAATTCTATTCCTGAAAAAGATGAAAAGAATTTTGAGAATTTAGCGGCAAATGTCAGTCCTTTTTCAGCTTTTCCGGCCCCCCCTCCGGGTAGTAATATAGATAATACTGCCGCCGCCGCCGCCGCCGCAACTAATCTTATAATTAAAGATTTTATTGCTCTTATAATTGGTTCAAAGAAATTTGCGCCCTCTGCTAAATTTAAAAATGATTGATATAATACATTTGACAATTCACTTCCCAAAGCCATAGCATTATTCAACCTCTCTTGAACTTTTGTTCTTTGAAGTTCAACCTCATTAAATTTACTTGTATTTTTTGTTATTTGATTTAAAAGACCGGCCCAAGTTGTTGATTGTTTTATAACTTTTGGTAAAACATTAAATTTACCCGGTTTAAAAACATCAGATAATTCAACTTTTGCCTCTTTTGCTTTTTCTCCGACATTAAATAAAGCTTTCGAAAATTCCTTTGCTTTCCTTTTTAAAACATCAAGAGTTGGCTCTAAATTATTATTTGCTTTTATTAAATCCGAAATTTCGTTATTATATTTTACGGTATTATCTCGAGATTTTTTTATTACATCAGCTTGTTCATCAAATTTTTTGTTTACGGAATCTAAATCGGCACTAAATTTATTTGTGATTAATTCGGCAAATATCGCTTTAAGTCGGCCAAGGCCATTTAAAAACAAATCAACTTGAGCCTTTAATTTTATAAAAATATTTAATAAACCTGTTTTAATTGTTACCTCAAAATCTTTTGCAACATTTCTTATTTCATTAAAACGAGTGGCTAATAAAACAATTCCGGCCACAACGAGTCCTATTGGAGAAATAATTGCTCCTAAAACTGTTAATATTGACCCAAAAGCAGTCACAACAATTGGTAATGCCGCAACAAGTCCCGAAAAGGCTAAAACTAATTTTTTAGTTGATGGAGATAAATTTTTAAAAGCTTTTAAAACCTTGTTTGAATTTGTGACTAATTTAGTAAATAAAGGTAAAATTATTTGACCAAAAGAAACACCAAGTTCTTTTAGCCTCTCTTGGAATATTCTCATTTGGTTAGCCGAACCCTTTTGCGTTCTTGCAAAATCCCCTTGAGCATTAGTAGTGGATTTCATTATAAATTGATACCTCAACAAAACTTTTTCGGCTTGAGTCATATCTTTTACCTGTTTTGTTATTCCTTGCGACATGGCAAATAGTTCTAAATTTGCTACTGTCATGACAATTCCAAGTCGTTTCAAAGATTCCGTTTCACCCGTAAAAACACCGGCCAAGGCGGTTGTTGCTTGTTCAATATTAATATTTTTAAATGAGGCTAAATCACCGGCCAACCCAACTAATTGAGTTGACATATCCGCCGCCTTTTGAGTAGATAAACCCATTGATGTGGCCATATCACCAAATAAAGCCGCCATATCTAAAGCGGAGCCTTGAGCAATACCAAATTGTGTAATTGTCGTTTTAGCAAAATCTTTAACAATGTTTGAACTTTTGCCAAATGCTACATCAACCTTGTTTAATGATTCATTAAAATCGGATGCCATTTTTATGGCCGCACCTCCGGCAATAGCCAGTGGAAGGGTTAATCTTGTTGATAGATTTGTCCCAATTCCTTTAATTCTACTTCCAAAACCTTGTAAAGATTTTGACGCTGATTGAAGTCCGGCATTTAATTTTTTAACATCTGCCGAAATTAATACCCTTAAATGTTCTTGATTTACCATATTACAAAAATACAAAAAAAAAGAGGGTTAAATCTTAACCCCCATTGATCTTACTTTGTTTAAAAATGTTTTAAATCCCTCTGGCGTTGATCTTGGTTTACTCGGCTTTAAATATTTATCCTGTGGCAATGGAAATAGTTTCTCCGGCTTAATCATTTGGCTTTTCTTTTGACAATTCACATTGTGAATCATTGTGGCCAAATATCTGGTTTGTTCCCATTGGATATTTAATTTGATTGTATGTGATTCACCCAAGCGTTGATTTTCAGACCAAGTAAACCTCCAAAAGTCATTGGGATTTATGCCGACTTGCCCGATATAGTAATCAAGTAATTTATCCCAATTTAGGGGGTCGGCCTCTGCTTTCCCTCGGGTTCAGCATTTCGTTCAATGCCCATATTTAGACTTGAACCTAAAATCTTGGATTCAGTCATTGCATTGACAATCTTTGTAAGTTCTTCGGCATCAATATCCTCAAGCCATGCACCGACTTTAAATTCATTATAATCAATTTTATTTCCCTCCTCTTGATCGTATGCCAAAAGACCGGAATAAATTAATGATCGAATGCTTTTAATTGAAATACCGTTTTCAAACACCTCTCCCAACTTGTCAAGCGATATGCCTAACAGGTCGGTGAAGTTTGCCCAAAAGTTCATGGAAAAATGTAATGTACGATTTTTTCCGCCTATTTTTAAGGAATAGTAACCCCTCTTTTTGTTTGCCATTATTTTAAGAATTTAACTCTTATGAGTTGGTTGACTTAACAATCGATCCGGTTGTTGTAATTGAGCCGCTATAACTAACGGGTGATTCCATCTCTGCGCTCATTTCCACACTTGAGAGAAATCCCTCGACTGTAAAAACTTCATCGCCACTTACGGCAGTTCCAAAAATGCAAGTAAGTTGAGTTCCGGCGATTAAATAATCAGCGAGTTCAATTGCGTTTGCGGTGTCATCATAGGCAACAAGTCCATCAAAAGAAATCTCGCCAGATTTAACACCGGCAATCACTTCTTGAAAACCACTTGAATCCTTTGTTGTTGCCTCTGGTAAATCAGCATTAAAAGTCATTGAACAACTTGTCGTGTGTCCGAGTGTTGCTCCCTCTATCTTTAGAATTAAATTAGTTCCTGAAAAAACTCCTGTTGTTGCCATTTATTTAAATTTTATACAAATATAGTGATTTTAATTTTTTGAGATATCTTCATTGAGTCATCTATTTTATTTTATTTAAATGCCATATATATATAATTTACTCCATTTTGATTAGTAACACTACCGCCTGTTGCATTTGTTTCAAAACCTGTTGCAGTTGGCCTAATCCAATTACCTCCTGTAATACCTTCATCAGCAAAAGTATCTGCATATAAATAATCATCCCAATCGCCTGTGGGACTTCTTTGGCTATCAAGCATCCACCAGCCGTAAGTGTTGCTTGTGCTTTTTATCATAATCCAACTTGGCCTAAAACCTAATGTAACTGTTACTTTCGTAGGATTCTGCCCGGTGTATGTGCCTATTTTACTATATCCTGCAACTGAATGGAAGCAGTACATTATTACCTTATTAGATGTGCTCGAAACAAAACTACCAGGTCTTATGCCTACAACAGTAGAAGTCATCCCTGCACCCCACATTGTAGAAGAACTTGCAACACCATCGTCTGTGTTTAATTTTAAATTTTGTGAAGTAGATGTAACTCCGTTTACGAAAACATACCAATTATCAGATACATCTCTATTTTTTAATATTACGAGTTCAGGTGGAGAAGATAGTCCGTGTCCAACTGTTTGAGCATCTGAAGATATACTGCCTGACCAATTTACAATGCTGAAGCCAGAGTCAACGTTCGCACTAACGTCAGATGTAACTGTCCCATCATTATTTTGTACTGCCGCTCCGCCACCCTTAAACACCCATCCAACCGAATTTGTAGCACCCCCTGACGTATCATTCGAGTTATCATTTGCACCCAAAAAGAATCCGTTTGCTTCAAAAGAATTAAAAGCATCACTTACAGGGTTTTCTGTATTAGTTGTATTAGATTGTAATAGTTTATTTACACCCCTTACTGAATCATATAACGAATGATTATACGCTTGATTCCTTGCTTTAGTCCAAACCAATCCGCCACTAGTTTCCAAGTCCATTCCTACATTAGAAATAAAATTAGTTCCACCGTTCCCCTCATACAATACAGTCTTAAAGTTAGATGTATCTGTTTCAGGTTTTTCGTTGTAAAGTTCAGAAACTTGACTACTTGAAAGTGCGGTTGAAAATATGCGTACTTGGTCTAATGAGCCATTCATATAACCTGATGCTCCTGATGGCGTATCACGCCCCATAACAAAATCAGTCCTGCTTGATGCTGTAAAACCTGAAAGAGTACCCGAACCTATTGAACTTCCATTATAATAGATAGCGTAGCTTGTTCCGCTAATAGTTATACAGATATGGTTGTAGTTTGTATCTCTTGTAATTGCAGAAGAAGATACCGCTGCATACGTAGTTCCATTCCAATAAACAATCCCTATAGTGTCATTAGCATTTAATCTTGTGTTAATATATCCTGGCGAACCAGAAGTATTAAATCCCATTATATATTCTCGCTCGGCTATTGTTGTTGTTTGAAACCAATAGCTAAAAGTCATATTTGTAGATTGCAGAACATCGCTTTCTATATAACTACTACTCCCGTTAAACACCGCATCTTGACCATAGCGTCCGAACCTGTACTCAATGTCTGTTTCAGTACCATCATAACTGCCTTTTTCATCCTCTGCTGAATTGTCTAATTTGTAGTAAGCAAGGTTTGTTGTAGGGTAATCATTATCAGTTGTAGT